GTGCCCGCCGGCAATATCCGGATGTCCTCGTTTGACCTTGATGATATGATGTTGTGACCGTTGACGTCTAGGTTGTTGGCCAGTGTGTTTGAATCACCGTCTGTGCCATACAACTCTATGAAGTTGTCGTTGATCTTGTCGAATGCTGTTCTTAATGGATCACCCGTGCCGTCATTGGCGCTTGATCCTATGTTTATGTTCTGTCTAGCCATGTTGTGCGATATCCTTGTTGTTTGGAGTATTTATCGAGGATTCTATAAACCTGATGTGATTATTATAGGTCTATCAGTGTTCTTTGGAACTTGAACACAGTGCTGTCACTGGTGATGTTTGTGGCCAAAAGTCTCACGTCACCATCGTTTATGTCCGCGGTGAAGGTGCATAACGGTTGCGTGTGACTGGTGGTGTTACCAAAGGTGCTGATGTAGGCCTCTATGCTACTGTCCGCGCTTGGCCCATGTATGAGGTTGGCCTCCACGATCTCGAACCTGTTGTTGGTTGAGTCCGAAATGCTTATGAAGTACTTGGCACTCCTGTAGGTGGCCGAAGAGAAACTGTCCACCACAGAAGTGACAGAGGATGCCACTGTGGTGATGTTGTCATTGATGTCTGAATGATTCAATGTCGCACTTGCTGTGGCGAAACCTAGGTTGCCACTGCCGTCCGTCTTCAACAGTTGGTTGGGAGTTCCGTCCGCGGTTGGAAACTTGAAACCACTCAATGACACTGTGCCAGTGCCGTTGCCCGTCAATTCCAGATCGCTGTTGGATGCGTTGGTCGATATCGTGTTGTCAGTGATGGTAACACCGTCCATGGTCATGGAGCCGTTGACTGTGATTGTTGTGAATGTTCCGGCCACAGGTGTTGTGCCACCTATCACGGTGTTGTCTATCGCCCCACCGTTGATGTCAGCGTTGGCGATGACCACGCTACCCGTGCCTGATGCCGAAAGCACAAGGTCCGAGTTGGACTGTGTTGTCGTAATCTCGTTATCCTGCACGTTTATGTTGGAGTCCACTATGAGGTTGTTGATCAGCACACTGCCTGTGCCACTTGGTCTCAAAACCAAATCATCGTTGGTCCTGTTGGCGGAAATGTTGTTTCCGCTTATGGAAATGCCGTCAGCGAACAGTGGTGAAGCGTACAGTTCAGTGAACATGGTATTCACGTCCTGCATCGCAGACCTCAGGGTTTGTCCCGTGCCGTCGTTTGCGTTAGATCCTACGTTTAGAGTTATCTGTGCCATGCTTAAACTTTTATCAATCTCCTCACAAATTTAATCACTTGCGTGTTAGTGTTATTTACTGTTCCTCGCAACCTTACGTCACCGCCCGAAACGTCCACAGAAAGATCTAAAGATTGGTAAACCGATGAGCCATCTCCAGCACCGTTTGATGCGCCACCGGTGATGCTGATGTAGGCGTTTGAACCGTCGTGTGTGACGTTTGCTTCCACCAGTTTGTACCTGTCCGCCGTGGCGTCAGAGCTCTGTATGTGATATTTGGCGCTCCTGTAGGTGGATGCGCTGAATGAATCTATGTCCTGTGTGCTGGAATCACCTGACAGGGTCGCTGTGCCATCATCTATTGTTGTTGAATCAAACAAGATGGGGGAGGTGAACCATGCGAGTTGTCCGTTGCCATCCGTCTGTAACACTTGACCCGCTGATCCGCCTGTGTTTGGGAAACTGATGGAGTTGATGTTGACGTAGCCCGTGCCACTCGCGTTGAATTCCAGGTCGCTGTTGGATGCGTTGGCCGATATGGTGTTGTCATTCACGGTCACCCCGTCAATGACCAGTGCGGAATTGTCGTAGCTCAGCGTGGAGAAAGTGGCCGCCGCCGGCGTACTCGCACCTATCACTGTGCCGTCTATGGTTCCTCCGTTGACGTCTGCCACTGAGGTCTGGATCGTGCCTGAGCCGTTGGCCGTGAGCACGAGGTCAGCGTTGGATGTGTTGACGCGTATCTCGTTGTCTGACATCCTGATGGTGCCATCCACTGTGAGGTCCGTGATCATCACTGAACCAGTACCACTGCCAGACAGCACTATGTCCGAGTTGCTGTCCGTGGCTATGATCTCGTTGCCGATGAAGTTGAACTGTGACTCCACGGAAGGCCTCGCGAACAGTTCCGTGAAGTTGTCGTTGATCTTTATGCCCGCACCTCTGATGGTATCGCCCGTGCCGTCGTCCGCTGTTACACCTATGTTGATCAGTTGTTGTGCCATTACGCTATCTTCAGCGTGCCGCCATCATTGTACAGTTGACCTGTGGCCAGACCAGCCGCCGATGTTGGCAGGTTCGCCATTATTACTTTCTGTGTTAGTATTTCAACAGCACCCGTGCCAGAAGCGTCTATCTGAAGATCAGCATTGGAACTGTTGGTTGAAATCTTGTTGTCAGATATAGTCACCGCGTCTAGCACAATATTACCTGTGCCGTTGGGTGTGATAGTGATGTCCGAATTCGTTGCTACGCTGGTGATCGTGCTGTTTGTTATCGACAGGGTGTCTATCTCTATGGCACCTGTTCCGTTGGCCTGCAGTTTAAGGTCACCGTTTGTTATCGCAGTCGTGATCAATCCTGTTGATCCATCGCCCACCAACTGGTACACTTCATCAAAGTTGGCGTTGACCTTGGTCATCGCCGTTCGTAGCGTGTCCCCCGTTGCCGGATTGCCCGCCGCTCCTGTGTCTATCGTAAGTTTCGCCATAATCTGTTATGCGTATTTATTAAATACTGGTATGTTCATAGAGACGCTTAAGACCCTCAGGTTACACAAGAGGGAGAGCAAACTGGGTGTCCCCCACACATTCCGACGCACCTACACCATATACGTTTTCCGGTGCGACAGTTGTTCCACGATATTCATGAGGCCCAAGTCACGGGTTGACGTGCAGAGGGCATCCAACGATTACAAGCACGTGTGCCACCTGTGTGATTCAAAGAAGTTCGCGCAGGCAGTGGGCGTCAAGATGAGGCGGATCTACCAACTGGACGCCAGCAGTTCCAAGACCCTATAGTTTTGTCCAGCGTATGAGATCACGCTCGCCTGTGATCCATCTCTGCAGGTCCGCGTATATGCCCGACTTTATGTTTGGTTGATCGAAGTACCATCTCAGGTAGGGATTGCCCTCTAGGTACTCCCGTCTGTTGATGTAATAAAAATTTGTCCGTGGGAATCTCCTGAAGGTCTGTCGCAGTTGATACATCCACTCGTATTTCAGATAGGCCTTCATGCTCTCACGCCCTGGATAATTCACAGTGTCTTTGTAGATGTTGTTCTGCATCCTGCTGGGCGTGTCCATCTCCCACTGTCGGGCGCCCATGATGTCGAACGCCAAGATCACCACGTTCTTGATCCCCGACTCCGCCGCCATCAGAACCGCACTGCATCCGGATCCTCTTGACTTGGAGAAGTCGTTGGTCTTGATCTTGCCACCCTTTTTCATGTTTCCACCACGCCATATCCTGTACAGTTTCAGTCCACGGGGAACATCGGTCTCCCGATCACCCTCACAGATGTAGTTCCATGTGCTGATGTGGTTTATGCCATGTATTTCGGCCTTGACTGTTGATAGACTGTGCCATTCACCGAGCTCTTGGAACATCTCTGGCCCAACGGCCACTATGTGATCACACAGCTCTGGGTGATCCCTGTATATGGCGTTGCATCCATACACCACGCCCTTGCCCTTCAGTGTGTCTATGGGGAATATGTTCCGGGACTCACCGTTGCCTATGACGAAAGCGGTGTCCATCAGATGCCAAACGATTCTCCACACCCGCATGCGGAGGTCGAGTTGGGATTGGATATTTCGAACTGTGATCCAAAGGTCTCCTCTATCCAATCTATCTTGGTACCCGCCACGTACAGCATTGATGTCTCATCCACCACGAAACGTCCCGTGCCCCAATCCTCCACGTGGTCCTCCTCACCTATGCTGTCCTTGGTGTCGGCGAATCCCCACTCGTACTTGAAACCAGCACATCCGCCACCTAGCACCGCCAGACTGACCGCGTATTTGCCTGGGTTCTTCTCCAGCAGTCGTTCAATCTGTGATTTAGCGGCATCTGTTATCGTGAATAGGCTCATGCTAGTAATTATGTGAGTTGTTGCCCATGTGTCTCAATCCTATTGCCAACCAAAATCTAGTGGCGTCTTTTTTCCTTTGGAAACTCATATAGGCTTTCTGGTCCTCCCAATTGTGCCATTGCTCATCGTATAAGTTCGTGTGCTCGAACCACCAGCCCCACTTGCCTTGGCAATTGACCTGACACCATTCTATGCAGTCTCCCATGATTCCGTTGCTGTTCATGTCTACGTTGAACCGGAACTTCTTCTCGTAGCCACAGTCCTCAGGTATCTCGTCAAGCCCGGCCGTGATTCTCTTGATCCTGGCGGCTTGGTAATATTTCTTCTTGACCATGCTCATACTTTGCTCATACTTTATTTTAAGATGACTATCTCCAGTTGTCAACGACGAACTGGTCAGCACACTCCATGGGATTGGGCATACCATGGAACACAGCGACACGGTTGCCCGGCTCTATCTTAGCGGGTGTCCTGAAATATCTCTTGCCGTCCTTGGTCAGCAGTTTGGTGTCCTTGAGGCCCACCATCTCCCACTTGTAACTGCGTATCCATTCTTCTGGCCACCATGTGATGTCATGATTGGCCCTCTTGCTGATCCAATCTTGATCACCATGATTCTGTTGCATGATTCTGGCAGAATTGTTTTTGAATTCAGTCCATATGTAATCTAGTTTCCCGGCCTCCCAGCGCATACAACTGGAATTGCTTAATTTCCAGTCCTTAATCCTACACCGGTTGAAATCTCTGATGATCATAAACTTGCCCGGTTCGTGTGAGAATAAAGGATCTATGTTGTCAAATATCACCACGTCTAGGTCGAAAAACAGTATGTTGCCCTTGATCGGCATCTCGGGTGCGAACATCCACAGTTTGCTCCACCATGACTTGATCCAGGGATCCTTGGGCAGTCGCACCACGTTGATGTCTGCGTCCAATCCCGTGGGATCGTCAGTGAGGCAGTGGAATTGGTAGGGCACGGTGGTGTGCCTCTTGACCATGCTATTCAGCACGTTAGCATATTTGGAGATGTACTTGTTGCCCCATTTAACGCACACTACGTGATTTGTAACCATTCCCTAGCCCTTCTATTTGTATCTGCTTCCAATCATCACTGTCCAGGCTGTATGGATATTCACACTCGACAGCACTGTTCATGTTTTTTATTTTTTTAATATTTAAATTGTTGCTCATTGTTTTGTAAATTTCTTTGAAGGATGAACCTTTGCCGAAAGATTTTGCGAGATCGACCTGTCCGATTTTGATGTAGCCCAAGGAAAGTTTTGGGTCCTCCCAATCATACCTGTTTTGCTTCAA